AAAAAAGATTCAAAGTAATCCATACAGCTTTATCACGAAGTATTTGGATGACAACGGATTGATGAAAGACGCAGCAGGATACCACAGGTCTTTAGCAATGGCAATGAACCCTGAGCGCTTCGCTAAGTTCTTTTATGAGCAAGGCCAAGCAGATGCAACGGATGACTTGAGTCGTAAGATTAAAAATGTAAATATGTCTGAGAGGAGAGCGCCTGAGAGCATTGGCAATGGGGAAATGAAAATTAGAGCCGTAAACCCTGATTCGGGTAGCAAGCTCAAAATTGTAAGTAGAAAAAATTAATAACTAACAAAAACACAAAACAATGCCAGTTTTATCAACCCCCGGGTTTAATTTGCAGCCAAATGCTCAACAAGTAGCATTGCAAACAAACTACATTACTAACTTCGACTTCTTGAATCAGTATCTTCCTGATACTTACGAGAAGGAATTTGAGCGTTACGGAAATCGTACTGTATCTTCATTCTTACGAATGGTAGGTGCTGAGATGCCGTCTAACTCAGATATGATTAAGTGGACTGAACAAGGTCGTCTACACACTAAATACACTAACTGTAACGCTAACACAGCAGCAGGTGCTGACACAGCTACAATCACAGTTAACGACGTATTGATTCCAACTCCAACTGTTGGTACTAAACCAATCGCTATCCGCGTAGGACAAACAATCAACGTTTCTGACAACGCTACAGGTGTTTCTAACAAAGCTATCGTAACTGCTGTTAACACTACTACAGGTGTTATTGATGTTGCTTACTACGAAGGTGCAGGTCAAGCTTTTGCTCAAAACTCAACTGTTACCATCTTTATCTATGGTTCTGAGTTTAAAAAAGGTACTAACGGAATGGTTGGTTCTTTGGAAGCTGAAGATGATTTCTTCTCTAACAGCCCAATCATCCTTAAGGATAAGTATTCTGTTAACGGTTCTGACATGGCTCAAATTGGTTGGGTTGAAGTAACCACTGAAAATGGTGCTACAGGGTACCTTTGGTACTTGAAGTCTGAGCACGAAACTCGTCTTCGCTTTGATGATTACCTCGAAACATCTATGATTGAAGCAGTTCCTGCTGCAACTGCATCAGGTGCTGTAGGTCTTGGTTTCAAAGGCTCTGAAGGTGTATTCTACGCAGTAAACACTCGTGGTAACGTATTTGGCGGTGGTATCCCATCTAACATGGGTGACTTTGACACCATCCTCCAACGTTTGGATAAGCAAGGTGCTATCGAAGAGAACGTATTGTTCTTAAATCGTCCATTTAGCTTGAACGTAGATGACATCCTTGCATCTCAAAACTCTTACGGTGCTAGCGGTACTTCTTACGGTTTGTTTGACAACGATAAGGATATGGCTTTGAACCTTGGTTTCACAGGTTTCCGTCGTGGTTCTTACGACTTCTACAAGTCAGATTGGAAATACCTTAACGACCCAACAATGCGTGGTGGCCTTCCTACAGGCGCAGCTGCCGTAGGTACTATTACAGGTATGTTGGTTCCTGCAGGTTCTACAACTGTTTACGACCAAGTACTTGGTAAAAACGCTAAGCGTCCGTTCTTACACGTTCGTTACCGTGCTACTGAGGCTGAGAATCGTCGTTACAAGACTTGGATTACAGGTTCTGCCGGTGGCGCTGCTACTAACGACCTCGATGCAATGGAAGTTAACTTCTTATCTGAGCGTGCTGTATGTACACTTGGTGCGAACAACTTCTTCTTGTTCCGTTACGGTGCATAATCAATAGGATTAATAAAATGGGGGGTGTCTTCAAAGACACTCCCCTATTTTTAAAGTTTAATTATATCAAATAAAATGAAAGCAACACAAAAACCAATTAGCGTAAATAAAATTTACAAGCTTAAGAATGATGCAGCTCCGTTATCATTCATTTTACCATCTCGAGGAACTGACCGATACCCATTACTTTGGTGGGATGAAGAGAATGGTATCAACCGAGAAATCCGCTACGCGGTAAATCAAAAAAGCCCATTTCAAGATGAGCAAGATGGCAATGCAATTGTAGAGCCAATTATCTTTGAGGATGGATTTTTAAGTGTCCCAAAAACAAATCCTGTTCTACAGCAGTTCTTGCATTATCATCCACTTAATAATATTTCTTTTGAAGAGATTAACTTTGAGAAGGATGCATCTAAAGAGCTAGAGATAATCAATCACGAGGTTGATGCCTTGATTCGTGCTAAAGAGCTTACCGTTGACCAAATGGAGACTGTATACAGAATCCTATTTAACGTTAGTCCTGATAAGATTACAACAGCAGAGATGAAACGCGACATCTTGGTATTTGCCAAGAATGAGCCGGTAAACTTTGTTAATCTACTTGACGACCCAATGTTAAACACTCAGTCAACAGTACAAATATTCTTTGAGAAAAGACTTCTTGTATTCAAGAATCAAAATAAAGAGATTTGGTTTAACACACCATCTAACAAAAAGAAGATGATGAATGTACCATTTGGTGCAGACCCATACGCAGAGCTTGTGGAGCATTTCACATCTAAAGAAGGACTAGATGCTCTAAAAATGTTAGAGAGCAATTTGGAAATGATGTAATCAATTTACATTTCTTAAAGCATAAGGCGTCCATTGGGCGCCTTTTGTTTTTTATGTATCTTTGTAAAAAGGATTAAAATGATTAACTCAGTAAGAAATACTGTACTTTCCGTATTAAATAAAAACAACTACGGGTATATATCACCATCTGACTTTAATTTGTTTGCAAAGCAAGCACAGATGGAAATCTATGAAGAGTACTATAGTAGTTACAATAAAGCAATTAATGCTGAGAATGCTCGATTATCAGGTACAGAGTACGCTGACATCGAGAATCCCATAGCTGAGGTCTTAGAAGGCTTCTTACGCAATGATACATTAGTACAGGTTGCACCTGCTACAAATCAATACTATGTACCGTCTTTAGTTACAACAGGTTTTAATTTCTACATGATTAGTAGACTTACCTGTTTTAATGGTACTACAAGGTTAGGTGATGCGGAGAAGGTTGCTAACGCTAGGTTGTATATGCTATTGGATTCAATGCTTACAGCTCCTACTACACAATATCCTGCATACATAATTCAAGGTGACGTTATATCTGTTTATCCTGATACAATCAACGGCGTATCATCTTTGAAGTGTTCATACTTTAGATTACCATTAGACCCTAAGTGGACATACATTAGCTTACCTAACGGTGAGCCTGCATTTGACCAATCGCAGCCTGACTATCAGGACTTTGAGCTTCCCGGTGAAGATGAATATAAATTGGTTATGAAGATACTCCAATACTGCGGTATGTCAATTAGAGAGATTCAAGTTGCACAGTACGGTATTCAACAAGAACAAGCTGAAAATCCTGCATTTAGCTCACAACAATAATAGACCATGGCATATATTTCACAATATCAATACTACGAGAATGGTGGTAACGCACCTGAGGACGCTAATTGGGGGTCTTATCAATACGTCAGCCTAAAAGAGATTGTAAACAACTTTTTATTGATGTACTCAGGAAACCACTCATTGATTAACAATGAGGAGCGCTACAAGATTATCTTTCATGCAAAGCGTGCAATTCAAGAGCTCAACTACGATGCGTTCAAGGAAATCAAAGTATTGGAGCTAAACGTTTGCGAGAAGCTTCGTTTTGTTTTGCCATCTGACTACGTTAATTGGGTGCGTATCTCATTGTACAAGGATGGATGGTTGCGACCACTTAGTGAGAACATTCAGACGTTATCATCCAAAGCTTATTTGCAGGACAACAACTGCAACATTCTATTTGACCAAGACGGTAACGTTCTTGAGCCTCAGTACTCTGCAATTGACTTTGACAGAATCACAGGCAGTAAAAAGAGCATTTACTTAAATCCGGGTAGCCAATTTGATGGCCAAGAAGGATGGTCTATAGATGGCAATTGGTATTTCGACTACGGAATCTCTGCTCGTTTTGGCTTAAATACTGAGACAGCAAACTTCAACCCTACGTTCAATATAGACAAAAAAGCAGGTGTAATCAACTTCTCGTCAGACATGGCCGGTGAGCTGTGTATTCTTGAGTACGTCTCTGACGGAATGGAGAACGGTGACGATAGCTTAGTAACTGTAAACAAGTTATTTGAGAAGTACGTTTACGCATACATCATGTATGAGATACTTAACTCAAAACTTGGTGTACAGGAGTACGTCATAATGAGAGCTCGTAAAGAAAAGACTGCATTGTTACGTAATGCTAAAATTAGAATCAGTAATATACATCCGGGAAGACTTCTTATGAATCTCCGTGGTATGGATAAGATTATGAAATAGTATGGCTAATCTTACAAGAAACTTTAATGCAGGTAAAATGAACAAGGTCGTCGATGAGCGACTTGTTCCTGATGGTCAATACATTGACGCGCTTAACGTGCGTATGGGTTCTACCGAAGAAAAAAGCATCGGCGCTATTGAGAACACAAAAGGTAATTTAAAATTAACCTCTTTGGTCTACATAGATGGCACTCCATTGAGTACTGATGCTAGAGCAATTGGTGCTTTTGAGGACGGTTCACTTGAGACAGTATATTGGTTTGTTCATGACCCTAGTTTTACTATAGGTGCTACAGGTAAACTTGACTTAGTTGTTTCTTTCAATATTCTAACAAACATACTTACGTATCACGTTATTAGTATTGACGATGGGGGTGGTGTAAACACAACTTTAAATTTTAATCCTGCATATGTTATCACAGGTGTAAATAAGGTTGACAACTTGTTGTCTTGGACAGATGACTATAACCCACCTAGATTTCTCAATGTAAAGGATAACTACCCAAACCCTTCTCCTGCGAATGTAGACTACTACGTGGCGTTACCGCCTGCTCCATTAGCTCCACACCCTGAGATTTTAAAAGAGCGTCTTCAAGTTATCAAAAAGCCACCTATGAGTGCGCCTGAGATTCAGCTTACAAATGCATCGGGTGAAGAGAATTTCCTAGAAGAAAACTTTATTTGTTTTGGTTATAGATACAGATATGCTGATAACCAATACTCAGCAATATCTCAATTTAGTGAGCCTGCATTTATACCGCAGGAATTTAGCTTTAGCAATGACAGCTACTTAAATAATGGTATGGTCAACGAGTTCAATTCTGTTGATGTAACATACAATACAGGTGGCCCGTTGGTAGTTGGTATTGACCTTATCTTCAAGGATATGGACAATAATATCATTAAAGTTATTGAGAAGCTAGATAAATCAAAGCTTGGTCTTTCAGATAATACTGACTATACATATAACTTTACAAACAGTAAGATATTTACTGTACTTCCTGACTACGAGATTCTAAGATTGTACGACAACGTACCTCTTTTGGCTAAAGCCCAAACGATAATGGGAAATCGACTGATGTATGGAAACTACTTAGAGGGGTATGATTTACTTGATAAATTTGGTCAACCTGTAAAATTTGAGTATTACACATCATTAAAAACGGAAGAAATCGGTTTAACTGATGTGGCTAACACAAAGTCATCAGGCGCCTACGCCATAGATGGCCCCGTGTCAATTACTGATGCTATATTAAACCTAGATTTAACAGGTATTGCATTGACAGAGGGTTCTGTTATAAATATAGATTTTAACCTAACTCACTCTGCATTTTCAGGTAGTACTCCTTATCCTACTCAAACAAATAGTAACGTTGACATATCGTTTACATATTATTTACCATCTACGTTTGCATCTGTAGCTGACATGGTGGCTGATAGTTCATTTATAGATGCTGTAGGTACTATTGCTAATATTCAGACTTTGCCCAATGCGTGTTTAGGTACTACGCTATCAGACGCGTATAACTGCGCTATGAACCAAAACTTGGACACGTACACTAAGTATAAAAGTGGCATAAACACTGCCAACTTATTGGTGTCTGCTACATCAGTTGGTAATGTAATCTCATTTCAGTTTCCTGCAATGATTTACGTTGACAATACGACAACGCCTACCTACTTAGCATATGAGTACATGAAGGTGGTATCTGCTGAATGTGCTTTTCAAGCAATTTCTCAAAATCAAAGTTTACATAGTAATCGAGATTATGAGATTGCTATTGTTTACATGGATGAGTTTGGTCGTTCTACTACTGCATTGGTTAGTGAGCTAAACACAGAGCACGTTCCATGTTCAAATTCAGATACAAAGAATAGTATTCTTGTAACTATTCCTTATGAGCAGGTAGCCCCATATTGGGCGACTAAATACAAGTTTGTAATTAAACCTAATACTGAAAACTACGAGACTATTTACAGTAGTATATTCTTTATTGACCCTCAAACAAAAAATGCATACTTCTTACTAGAAGGTGAGAACTCAAGAAAGGTTGAGGTAGGTGATAGACTTATTGTTAAAAGAGATTCATCAGGACCTCTTGACAATTGTGCCTATGCAACAGTTCTAGATAAACAATCAGAGGCTGATAACTTTTTAATTATACCAAGCCCATCAAACCCATCTACAAATATTCCTGTACCGGGTGGGGTTTACATGAAAATTAAACCTAGTAGTTTCAGTGCTATTTTTAACGAGGATTCGTATATCACTGACGGGTTGATTTCATATGAGGTTCCGTATCAATCAAATGCAGCTCCTGCTGTTGGATACCCAATGAATATTGAGGACCCTGCGAACCCGGGTGATTATATAGATTATGATGTCCCTCAAGGAACAATTATCCGAATGAGATTAAAGTTTCAGAGAGGGAAAGAAGGTTCTAATGACCAAAACTGCGAGGCTAGAATTTATACATTAGATAAAACTTTAGTATCTCAAGGAAACTATACTGATATGTATCAGTGGTTTATATCTGACGATATTGCAAGTATAATTGATGACGGCACTCCATACGTAAGTGGAACAGGAAACTGCTCTATTCAGAATGTATTTAATAGCACTTTACTAACGGGAACAGTTGTATATCAAAACCCTCAGTTGCCTGCGGGATTTGCTACTCCTACAACTTGTATTAACTATTATCAATTCTATAGAAATACAGCAAACAACGAATTAAAATTATACATTTCAGGAACTCCAACTTGTGGATTCAAAAACTCATTATTAGAAGTAGAATTTGAAGTGTATCGTGCTGACTCATTATTTGTTTTTGAGACTGAGCCTGCTGATTCTTTACCGGATGTATTCTTTGAGAATAATTTATCATTTGATATCAACACACAAGGTGAGCATCAAGGTAACATCGCAAATCAAAACTTTACATTAGGCACACCTGCTATAGTAGACACAGGTTTCTTTAACTGCTACGCATTTGGAAATGGTGTAGAGAGCTACAAGATTCGTGACTCTATCACAGGAGCTTACATCACATTAGGTAACCGCGTGACAACCATGCTTGCTGAGGACTACAAGGCAATCAGAAGGTATGCTGACATCACGTATAGTGGTGTTTACAACAACGAGAGCAACGTAAATAAACTAAATGAGTTCAACCTAGGTCTATTTAACTTTAAGCCATTAGAGCGCTCATTTGGACCTATATTTATCATGGACGCTCGTCAGACTGACGTGCTTGTTTTACAAGAAGATAAAATCTCATACGTACTAGCAGATAAAAACTTGCTATCGGATGCGGGTGCAGGAGGGGCATTGACATCAGTACCTGAGGTATTAGGTACTCAAATTGCACGTGTAGAGAAGTATGGTATATCATTCAACCCCGAGAGTTATATTCAGTGGGGAGAGGACAGATACTTTACAGACGTTAAGCGTGGGTCTGTTATCAACTTAAAAGATAGCGAGACAGGAATGAGCCAATTGCAAGTCATATCTGATGCAGGCATGGGCACTTGGTTTCGTGATTTGTTCAACAACAACTTTACTACTCAAAAGCTTGGTGCTTATGACCCATACTCAAAAGAGTATGTATTAAGCTCAAACGACCAACCGATACCAACAGTAACTGAGTGCCTATCTTGCGGAATAACTCAAGAGTTTATATTTACAGAAAGCAAAGTAGCATTTGATTATTGTGTAAATGTAGGTGATTTAGTCGGTGATGTTGAGATTGAGTACAACGTAACATCAATAGGACTTGATGTAGAGTTTGAAATTACAGCAAGCTATAACGGAACTCCTTACACAACAGGGATGACTTCACTTAGTGGAACACTAACTGTTGATAAAGACAGCATCATTGCAGATACAATTAATATT